GTCAATGACCGACGACTTCTGGCTACCACGCAGAGAAGGCGGCAGAGGCACTGAGATTACTACATTGCCTGGTGGACAGAATCTCGGCGAACTCGATGACGTAATATATTTCCAAAAACGACTGTACAAGTCATTGAACGTTCCTATCTCAAGAATGGAATCTGACACTGGATTCTCTTTAGGTAGAGCATCTGAGATATCTAGAGATGAGATTAAGTTTAGTAAGTTTATCACAAGACTGAGAAATAGATTCTCTACTCTATTTGACAAGATTCTAGAGAAGCAATTGGTCCTTAAGGGAATCATTACTCCAGAAGAATGGCCTGAAATTCAAGCCTCGCTTAGGTATGACTTCATGAGTGATAATCACTTTGATGAGTTAAAGAGTAGTGAAATGTTAAGAGAGAGACTAGGCATTTTACGTGATATCGATGAATACGTAGGTAAGTATTATTCCAGTGATTGGGTACGTAAGAATGTCCTTCAGATGACTGAGGATGAAATCGAAGAGATGAAGAAGGAAATCGAAGAGGATGATGCTAACTCTAAAGATGCCGAAGACTTAATGGGAAACGAAGGACAGACTGAAGATAAACCAGTTGCTAAACCTAAAACTGATGCTAATAAGCCAGTTCCTCAAGCCCAGTAATAGCAGAATATAAATAACTTATATAATTAAGGAGATAGTTGATGAGTATTAAAGAATTGATCCAGCATGCAGTGCAAAAGGATGCCTCAGGTTTTGAGGCAAAGTTTAATGATATTATGGCCGATAAAATGACCTCAGCTATCGAAACCAAATATGCGGCTATGTTTTCACCAGTGGAAGCTGAATCGCAATCAGAAACGGAAGAGTAAAAAGGAATACCATGTCTGAAGAAGGTCAAGAAGTCGGAAATGAAAAAAGTATATTTGTAGAGAAACTACTCTTTGCATTGCTACCATTGATCATTGCAGGCGTGGGATACTTACTAAGTGCAGTGGGCACGTTAGCAACTCAAGTTACTATACTCGAAAGCAAAATGAGTTTAGTAGTAACCAGCGATAATAAACAAGCTGCAAACACAGGTGCTGAACTCGCTCGTGAAAAATTGCGCCAAGATTTAACAGAGGCTGTTCAACGTAATCGTGACTCCATTCAGGCAAATAGAGAAGCAATTTCTATTCACGACGAACAGATAAAGCAGTTACAAGGTAAGGGAACAAAATGAAAACGTTTAAGGACATTCTATCAGAGACCGTGGATAAACCTCGTTCTCCTGATGAACAGAATTTCATCGATAAGCATATCATAGATAAGCGTGGACACCCTGTTGCTCCTGATGATCAGTTCTCGGGCGACATCAAGGGTTCGAAGAGAAAGAAGCGCCTCGCCGACTTAGAAGATGGCGAAGACAAGGATATTTACGAAGAATCTGAGTCAGAGATGACTCCTGCGCAAATGAAAAAGCGTGAAGAAATTGTACTATCTTTAAAGAAGAAGATGGGCGAATTCAAGTCTCGCTACGGCGATAAGGCTAAAGACGTAATGTACGCAACTGCTACTAAAATGGCAATGAAAGAAGAAGCGGTAGAAGTTTCTGAAGGGGTACTAGAAGACCTTAAGGACATCGTTAGTTCTAAGTCTATGAAGGCAGTTACGTTTACCGACGGCAAAAAGCAAAAGGTTGATCTGACTACTGCCTCTATGGTACTTAGCGTACATAAGCAATTGAATCCTGAGAACAAGACTAAAGTTGAGAATATGCTTAACGATAGTAAAAAGTTTATGCAAATTGTTCAATTCGCAATGAGCGCAGGTAAATAAAATGGATGCAGTAAAAATTATTGGACCGAACGTAACCAATATAAACGTTACACCGAGTTCAATTGATGGAGCAAATTTGGTTAGAATCTATGCGGCTAATATCGCAGTTATCACGCAGACAACCGCTGACGCAACGGCAATTGGAAATATCACTGTTCCAGCAGGATCGGTCACATTTATAATCAAATCCTATACTGATTTGCTATCGTCTAATGTTGCTGTAATCTGCACACCAGTTGGTTACTATTAATTAGGACAATATATGACACTACTAATTAAAGAGCTTACCGAAGACGTACAGTATATTACTGAGGCGACAGAGGATGGTAAAGGTAAAAACTATTTCATTGAAGGTATCATCATGCAAGGTGATATCAAGAACCGTAATGGACGCATGTATCCATCTAGAATCCTCGCAAAGGAAACTGCAAGATACAACGAAGTCTATGTAAATAAAAAGCGTGCATATGGTGAATTAGGTCACCCAGCTGGTCCAACTATCAATCTTGATCGTGTGTCGCATATGTTCACTGAACTGAGACAAGATGGTGCCAACATCGTTGGTAGAGCTAAGATCATGGAAACGCCAATGGGCAATATCGTCAAGAATCTCATTAATGAAGGCGGCCTAGTGGGAATCTCATCACGTGGCATGGGCTCAATTAAGCAGAATAAAAACGGAATCATGGAAGTGCAAGACGATTTTATGCTTGCAACTGCAGGAGATATCGTTGCCGACCCTTCAGCACCAGATGCCTTTGTTAAGGGCGTTATGGAAGGAGTCGACTGGATTTATGATGTAGCATCTTCTTCTTGGCAAATGGCTAACGCCTTTGACCGCATTGAAGAAGAGATTAAGTTGACCGCTAAGGTCTCTAATAGAGAGTTAGAAGCGAAAGCTGGCGCTCTCTTTGAAAAGTTTGTAAAGTCTTTGTCGAACACATGATTTTTATAAATAATACTAAATGAATATACTTACTTTTAAAGGAGAAGTCGATGAATAAAAATGTAGAAAAGAGTCTAGACCTAGAGGAAGCGAAAGCTACAGGCGAAGATTCAGTTGCGGCTGACGCAACAACACCCGCTGGTGGTGCAGACAAAAAGCGTCCGAAGGATCAGAGCAAGACTGATGAACCTGGTAACATCGGAACTGTTGTAAAGACACCACAAGGCACAAACAATGTAGGCTTGAAGGAAGCTGTTGATCGCCTATTTGAAGGCGCCGACCTGTCTGAGGAATTCAAAGACAAGACAATTGCTATCTTCGAAGCTGCCGTTCATGAAAAAGTATTGGCTGAAAAGGCAATGCTTGAGGAAAAGTTTGAAAGTGATTTACAGGAACAAATCGATGTTGCTGTTGAAGAGTTGGTAGAAAAGGTTGATGCCTATCTAGACTACGTAGTAGAAAACTGGATGGATGATAACAAGGTTCAAATCGAAAGCAGCATTAAAGTTGAAGTCGCTGAATCTCTATTAGCTGGTATCAAGGGTCTTGTCACAGAACATAACATGGAAATCGATGAAGAGCAAATCGATGCAGTTTCTGAGCTTGAGGCTAAACTAGAGGAATCTACCTCTAAGTATAACGAACTAGTCGAGCAAATGATTGAAGTTCGTGAGTCGAAGCAAAAGGCTGACCTTGAAATCGCATTCAATGAAATCGCTGAGAGCCTAACTGATACACAGGCTGAAAAGCTACGTGTTCTTTCAGAAGGTGTCTCATTTGATACTGTTGTGGACTATAGCAAAAAGTTAATCGCTATTCGTGATAACTATTTTACTGAAGCCACAACTGTTGTAAAAGATGAAACCGATCTTCTACAGGAAGAAGTTGTTGATGTAAAGCCTGCAGTATCATTGGAAAACCCAATGATCGCCCGCTATGCTGACGCTCTTGGCCGCTTTGCCGCAAAATAAATTTTTATAAATAGTATTAAGTAAAATCTCAACAAAGGAGAACCACATGAGAAATGAAGAACTGATGAAAAAGTGGAAGCCAATTCTAGAGCACGCCGCTCTTCCTGGCATCCAAGACGCACACAGAGCGGCTGTTACAGCTACTCTGCTAGAGAACACCGAAGTCGCTATGCGCTCGGGCGATGTGTATGTTCCACAGTCGCTATTAGAGGCAGCACCTGCTAACTCTACAGCCGACGTTCAAAACTACGATCCAGTGCTAATCTCGCTGGTTCGCCGTGCAATGCCTAACCTGGTTGCATACGACATCTGCGGCGTTCAGCCAATGACCGGTCCTACAGGCCTAATCTTCGCAATGCGTTCGAAGTACGAAGATGTTGGTGGTAAGCCAGAAGCCTTCTACGGCGAAGCTGACACTGACTACTCAGGTACAGGTACTCACGCTAACGCCCTAGGCGCTGGCTCTGAAACAACTGGTACTGGCCTTGCAACTGCTGATGCAGAAGCTCTAGGCGACGGTGCAGGTGCAAACTTTGCTCAAATGTCTTTCTCAATCGAGAAGGTCACTGTTTCGGCTAAGTCACGTGCCCTGAAGGCAGAGTACACAACTGAACTAGCGCAAGACCTGAAGGCAATCCACGGTCTAGACGCTGAGACAGAACTAGCAAACATGCTATCGGCAGAACTGCTAGCTGAAATCAACCGTGAAGTTATCCGTACTGTGTACCTTAACGCTAAGGCTGGTTCACAAGGTGGTGTT